AGTGGCGCGAGCAGGCATGAATGCACAAGCGCAGCCAGCTCTGGCCTGCCGCCGCGCTGGGCAATGTGCAGGCCGCTGAGCTGCACGTCAACACAGCGGCCGGGCACAAGGGCAGCGCGATGGGCGTCAAGAAACTTAAGCGCGTCGTCGCCCAGCCAGTAGGCCGTCAGCTCGCTGGCCAGCACGCCGGTGGTGTCGTGCAGCAGCATCAGCACGCCGTGGTTGCGGGCGGCGTCCAGGCAGGTCATGGCCTTCATGCGCAGGGCGGCGCGCAGGTAAATCTTGGACTGGCTAGCTGCAGGCATAAAGTGCCTTTGACAGGGTGTAGCTGCTTTGCCAGATGGAGGCGTGCAGGCTGCCCTGCGCGTGTGGGTTGGGGGTGTCCTTGGGTGGCTGCATGCGCACGTCATGCTCGGCCGCGTCGCTGGCGTGCTGGCGGATGGCGCGGTACAGCGCGTCGTCAGAGTCAATCGCATCAAAGCGCATTGGCTGGCCCAGCAGCCAGGTGGCGCCGTAAAACACAACCAGCACCAGCGCGACGGCCATCAGGGCCAGCAAGAAGGCTTGCAGCCAGAGGGTAGCGGTCATGGCTGCACCGCCGCCAGCCTGACCACACCGCGCCGGGTGGTGCAGACCAGGTGGCCTTCGGGTGTGAAGCGCGCCTCGCTATTCGGGCCGCGCTCCTGGCTGCACAGGGCTTGGGCTGCGGCTTCACGCCGTTGTGTGCCTGCCTGGCTGGCTTGCAGTTCTTTCAGGGCCTGGGACTGGTCCCATTCGGCGCGCATGTCGTCGGGGCCATCGAGCAGGTGGCCGGATGCCAGCAGCAGGGCCAGCAGCGCGGCCAGGGTGTAGTTGGTCAGGCGGGTCATGCTGGTGACTCAGCTACATTGGGGGTTTTAACCAGTGGAGTCACTACATGCAGACCGGCACCATCGTGCAAATCAGCCGCAAGAGCATCATGTTCATTGTGCAGATCAAGGGCGGTGACTTTGCCGTCTTCGAGCCGACCGATGGCGTCAACATCAAAGTCGGCGACGTCGTCAGCGGCGAGTTGAACGCCGTTCACTCGCAAGAACTCCTGCACTTGCGCCAGGGTGTAGTTTTCAATGCCTACGGGCAAGGCGGCCCAAGCAGCCTGCCAGCTTGCCGGAACGTAATAACCGCCTTTTAGTGTGTGAAACGCAAGGGCTTGATCTGCTTTGCCATTAAGTAGGCTGTTCAGTGTGCTGATGATGGCCTGCGCCAGCGTGACCAAGCTCTGGTTGCCTACCAGCGCATTAAGGAACAGCATGCGCTTAACCAGATTTAGCTCGGCTTTGATGGCGGCGTGGCTGACGGCGTTTGTGCTCGGGGTGGTCATGCGGCCACCATCGTGGTGTCTACGTGGGCAAACGGCAGGTAACCGTCCGCAGCGATCTTCTTGATTGCTTCGTCAATGACGTTGTTGTAACGATTTATCGAGGTGTACAGCGCAAACTGAAGGTTGTCTGTATTTTTAGAAAACCCGCTGCTGCGGGTAAATTCCCATAGCGCCTGCCGCTCGGCAATCTGGCCAAGCCAGTGGTACAAATAAAACAGGCCATCGGGCGTTGTTTCGCAATCAGGAAGATCGGGGTTTCTGAGCGGCTTGATGCGGCTACGCTTGTTGGCTGCTAAGCGGGTTTGGGTTTGCATTTTCGACCTCGTTTTTGTTGAACGTGGTCGCAGAATATCACGGTGGTGATTTATTTGTCAATCACTTTAGTAATTTATTTTTCTGAAGACGTAAAAAAACCCGCGATGAGCGGGCCGATGGTGGCTGTGGCGCCTACTTTTTCGGCTTGGTTGCTTTCCCCCATATTAGCGGCGATGGGCTTGAAAACTCTAAAACTGGTGAACCGCCTTTGTAAATCGTGGGTTGAACCATGATCTTTTTGGCCTTTGAGGCCATGGCAATAAATCTGCTGGTGTTGTTGATAAAAATAGTTTCAGAGCTGTTGTCCGACGCGCCGATCGCGCTAAAGGTGACGGCTGGGGCGTCGTCAAAGCGGATCACAAGATTGCAGCCGCTATAGGAGGTGCATTGCAGCTGGCCTTTTTCAATCTGAAAGGCAACATTTACCCCGCCTTTCGGCAATTGCATCACCCAAAGCGTGCCGTGGTTTTTGCCTTTGTAGGGGAAGTCTAAAGCCAGCGAATTGGCGCTTTCTATCTCGGCGTTTTCAAACCTTTTGCTTGTCATTTTGTCAAATGATTCTGAATAGACCCACTGCGCCGCCGCCTGGCCGGCAGTGGCGATAAGTAAAAGGACCAGAAAAACAGATTTCATTTGATGACCGCAAAGAGTTAAGGTTTACACTAATTTACAACTTGCTATATGCGAGGTAAATTCTAAAGGGAAGTTTCAGCTGTGTGTGCCTGTTTTCTCTAAGCGGGTGATGGCACCTAAAAGACGGTCTTCAACCTCTTGTCTTAAGGCCGGATCGAGCTTGAAAAACTGCCTGCTTGAGAAAGACGCGAATGGCCAGTCCGAATCTGGCTCGCTTACCCTGCCGATTTTTTTGTTTTGCAAATAATCGGGGGTCGTGTCGAGCACTTTGGCAATCTGGATGATGTCCAGGCCATAACCTCTCTCATCGTTTTCGAGCATCGACAGATACGACTGGCCGATCCCGCAAATAGCGGCAAGTTTCTTTTGGCTTAGGTTTTTCTCAAGTCGCAGTCGCTTAAGCCGCGCACCTTTTGTTTCTTGCATGATTTTTAGTAAATCATGTTTCAGGTTCACTATGGTGTTGCGCAATGAATCACTATGGTGATATAGTGCCGTCATGGACATCTTAGAAATCGCAATCGAAGCCGAGGGTGGTGTGAGCAAACTCGCCGCGGCTCTGGGTGAAAAACAAAACGTCGTCAGCAACTGGCGCGCACGCCGCCTGCCAAGGCCCTGGGCCAAAGTCCTGGCATTGAAGTATGGCAAAGCCCTGCCCGCCACCACCGGCCCCGCCGACCCCGCAGCCCAACAACGCCGGGCGCAAGCAGCTATACAAACCGTAGCGGACACCGTTACTAAGGAGGCACCCCATGGATAAAACCGGTTGGATTAACCCGGATGCAGACCGCGCTGGCATGAGGCGGTTTATTAAATCTGGCCAAAGAGGGTTTAGCGCGTTACGTTCAACAACCAGGCTTCGATTGCGTCTAGCCCGGCAAGTGTCGTTTCCTGCACTGGCTGTGCCAGTAGCGCTGTGCGCACCAACTCTATGCGCCCCATCCCTTGCTGCTGAAAAGCGGTTTTTTCCAGCAGCAGATTTGCCAGCCCTAGCAGCAGCGCCTGCAGGCCGTGTATCTGGCCCTGCAAGTAATTGATGTCCTCGTTTAATTTCATGAGCGCCCCTTTCAGTGGCTGTGGTCTGGTGAGACTGCCATTGTCTGCTGGCTGGGGCGCTCGCCTTTGGGTTTGGGGTTGATTGGGCTGTGTGCATGGCACGCAGTCTATTTTTTTGTCTAAAAAAAGTCTGTCCCCGACTGTCCCCGAAATAGGGACGGGCGGGGACAGCATAAAAAAGGAGCCGACGATGCAGCTTGAAATACCTCAGTGTTTTGACACCTTTGAAGACGCGCTGAAAGCCGCCGTCATGGCGCTGGGCGGTAACAAGGTGGTGGGCAAGCTGCTGCGCCCTGACTTTGACCATGCTGACGAATGGCTGCGCAAATGCCTGAGCAGCGACAAGCGCGAACGCCTTGAGCCCGGCCAGGTGCTGGTGCTGCTGCGGCAGGCAAAGACGCAAGGGTTTCATTCAGCCTTCGACTACTTCGCCAGCGCCGCAGGCTACAAAGCCCAGCCGCTAGACCCGGCGCGTGAGCTGCAAGCGCTAGAGCAAGACATAGCCGACGGCCTGAAGGCGCTTAACGCGCGCATGGCCCGGCTTGAGGCGATCAAGACACGCGGCTGAAGAATGGCCAACCCCACGCCAGCCCTTTGCCCGACCCAGCTGCCCGCATGCAAAATGCCCCAACTCACACAATGCCCTGGTAACAGCCTGTGCGCTGTAGGACGATGCCCAGCAAGCACCCCAGCCAACCCGCCGCCGCTTGATAACCGATATGACGCGATGGACGGTGACTTTGCAGCCCGGCTGGCTGTGGCTGCGGACAAGGTTCGGGCGGCTCGGGGCAGGCCTGCAATTTGACCAAGCAATAAAGATAAAAATCTGTGGCAAATACGCTAGACGACGTTTTAAACCAGATGCGGGATCGCGGCATTGAGCCGCCGCCCAGCCTGGTTGCTGACGGTAAAAAAACAACCTGGGCGGGCGATGCGCGGCGGCCTAAAAAGAAGAACGCCTGGTGTGTGCTGCATGAGTGGACCAGCCCTAAAACCAACCGCACGTTTGTGGTGGGGCGTTACGGCATCCGTGATGAGCACTGGGCCATTGAGCCGACACAAACCGAATGGACACCAGCTGAGAAAACCGCGTGGGTTGAACGCCGCAAGGCGATTGAAAAAGAGGCCGACGACGACAGGCGCATTGCCGCCGCTGCGGCGCGTGACAAGGCGCTAAAACTATGGGAGCGCGCCCGCACCGATGGCGCTAGCGACTACCTGGCCCGCAAGCAGGTGGGCGCATTTGGCGTGCGCTTTGCCTTTGGCAGTGTGCTGGTGCCGGTGGCTGACCTGGCTGGCGTGTTGCACGGCCTGCAGTGGATAGCGGCTGACGGCGGCAAGGTGTTTGGCACTGGCACGGTTAAAGAGGGGCATTTTCACCTGCTGGGTGATGTGGCTGACGGCGTGCCGATTGCCTTTGCTGAGGGCTACGCCACAGCAGCCACCGGCCACAAGGCCACTGGCTGGCCGGTGGTGGCCTGCTTTGACGCCGGTAACCTGATGCCAGTGGTGGCCGCTTGGCGGCGTTTGTACCCTGAGCACCAGTTTGTAATGTTCGCTGACGATGACCGGCACCTGGTAGCGCGGCTATGCGAGCGGCTGGCCTTGCTGGGTGTTGAAGTCGGCCCGACTGATTTTGCCAAGTCAGTTGGCGGCCTGCGTGACATGCGCTTTGACTTGCCCGACAGCAAGGCGGTGCTGCTGAAGGCGCGCTGGGCCAAAGACAAGTGTGAGGTGTATTACATCGAGGGCTCGATTGAAGCAGACGGCGTGACGCAGTTGTTGAAACTTGAAAACGCCGGGCGTGCCAAGGCTTTTGCCGCAGCCAAGCGGCATGGCGCGCATGTGGTGTTGCCGCGCTTTGCTGACCGGGGCAGCACCGGCACAGACTTTAATGACTTGCATGTTGCTGAGGGGCTAGACATTGCCACCCAGCAGCTGACTGCCGAGCCAGCGCAGCCGAATGATGCGCCAAAACCGCCGCAAAAAAATGGCCAGCCTACCGGCGGAAGGGGGGCAAATAACGGCGGCGGTGGTGGCCATGATGATGGCGGCGCCGGGCGCTTGCGCTTTCCGTACCTGGATGAAAAATTCAAAGTGCGCGGCATTCGTGAAAACGTGTATTACGCACTGGGTGAAGACCCGGAGCTGCGTGAGCTGGTGCGCTACAACGACTTCAGCCAGCAGATTGACAAGGCACGCCCGGCACCGTGGGGCGGCGTGCCTGGCGGCTGGCTGCCGATGGATGACCTGCGGCTGGCCAACCATGTGGCTGAGCGCCATGGGCTGGTGGTGGGCAACCCTGTCACGGTTGAGCAAGCCGTGACGATGGCCGCGCAAGACATGGCCTACAACCCGGTGCGCGATGACCTCGAATCGGTGCGTTGGGACAAGATACCGCGCTGCGAGCACTGGATGGTGGACTGCCTGGGCGCTGCCGACAGTGAATACGTGCGCAAGGTCAGCCTGTACTTTTTGATCAGCCTGGTGGCTCGGGTGTTTGAGCCCGGCTGCCAGATGGACTACATGCTGGTGTTGCAAGGCGGGCAGGGCGCTGGCAAATCAAGCGTGTTGCAGGTGCTGGGCGGTGCGCACTATGGTGCAGGCTCGTTTCGCATTGGCGACAAAGACGCGCTCCAGGCCTTGCAGGGCCGGCTGATCTTTAACTTTAACGAGCTGGACTCGTTAAGCCGGGCAGAAGGCACCGCCATCAAGGGTTTTATTACCGAGCGTACTGACCGCTTCCGGCCGCCGTACGCCAAGGGCTTTCAGGCCTTCCCGCGCAATTGCGTGTTGACGGGTGACACCAATCAAGGTGAGTTCTTGCGTGATGCAACGGGTGATCGCCGCTTTTGGGTCGTGCATTGCGCAGAGATCGACGTGGCCAAGATGGCTGAGTGGCGTGCGCAGCTGCTGGCTGAGGCGGTCGAGCTGTACAAGCAGGGCCATGTTCGCTACCCGAACAAGGCAGAAGAAAAACTGTTGTTTTTCCCTGAACAGGACAAGTGGAAATTTATCGACGTGTGGCAGGACGCGCTGGCAAAGTACGTCAACTCGCCACAGTTGATTGAAGGCTTTGACGGCTGCACGTCAAGCGTTGGCCTCGGCATTATCAACAGTGATCGCGCCTTTTTTAGCACGCATGAGCTGCTGACCAAGGCGCTGAATATTGATGTGGGCAAGATCGACCGCGCTGGCACCATGCAGCGCAGCGTGGGCAACGCCATGAAGCTGTTGGGCTTTGAGTCTTACAAGTGGCCCAAAGGCCGCGCAAGGCCACGCGGCTACCTGCGTAGCCTGGACGTTGATAAAACGCAGCCAGCGGGCCATGCGCAGCTAGGCGCTGGCGCTGCGGCACAAGCAGGAGGCGATGACGATGAACCGTTCTGACGCCCGCCTGCATCCCACCCGAAAAGTTACGGTAACCGGGCGCGCCATTGCGGCATGCCTGGGCCTTTTCGGGCGGGGTGCATGCGGCCAGCAGAACACGGCACGGCCAGCATTTGAACATGCTGGCCGTGTGTGCTGGACGTTGCAAGTCTTTGATTTATTTAAAGATTTTGCAATCCGGCCACCACGGCCACCAAATTTACACGAACGCACATACGTGCATGTGTGGGCGCAGGCGGGTGCGTGCGTGCGCACACACGTACACGCACGCGCAACACATATTTTTATAACTATCTGGACGGATAGTAAAAAGAGTAAAGAAATCAACAGGTTAGAACGTCCAGCACACACGTCCACATGCCGGACGTGGCGGACGTGCCGGACGGATGGCGTGAGAACCGATTACTTCAGGAGCTGCTATGAGCGTTGAACACCAGGTCGAGCACATCAAAAAGCACATGCCAACGGTGTACGGCATGATCACAGACAAAGCCAAAGAGATTGGCAACGATGCTTATGGCCATGTGCGGGCCGGCCTGCGCGGTGATGCCAATCGCTTTTATGCCTTTGAGCGTGGCCACGTGGTCGGCACGCCGTTCAACATCACCAGCATCAGCTCTGACGTGGCCACGTTGATGGTCAAGTTTGGCGTCAACGCCGTAGCCATCTGGGCGCCAGTGCAAACGCCCGCACCTGCCGCGCTACCCAATGGAGCCGCATCATGCAAATAAGCATCACGACCAACTTCCCGGATATAGCCAAGCGCCTGGCTGGGCTGCAGCAGGACGTCGCCAATAAGGCGCTGGCCTCGGCCATCAACAAGGCAGCAGCCCTGGCCAAGACGCAAATGCAGCGCGAGATCACGTCAGAGTTTGCGGTCAAGGCAGCTTATGTGCGTGAGCGGCTCAGGGTCACGCGTGCCAATGCCAATGGCAAGTTTGGCATATCAGCGTCACTGATCGGCGGTGACGGGCGCAGGCGCAGTGCCAACGTGATTCGCTTCATTGAGCGATTCGTCACGCTGGCCCAGCAACGTAAGCGCGTCAAGGCTGGCACTGGCAACCAGCTGCGCTTCAAGATCAAACGGGCTGGCGGGTTAAAGATCATCCGAGGGGCTTTCATTGGCAACAAGGGGCGCACGGTGTTCATTCGCACCACCGACAAGCGCCTGCCCATCAAGGCCGTCAGCACCATCGACGTGGCCAGCATGTTCAACACCAAGCGCATCAACCGCAAAGTCGTCGCCATGATCAACGCCCGCCTGCCCGACCTGATCGACAACGACATCAGGTTTTTTACAGCGAAGTTCAACACATGAAAGCCCTGGCCCACCTAACTCAAGCCCACTTGCGTGCGCTGCTTAAATACGACCAGACCGAAGGCGTGTTCCGATGGCTGTTCCATTACGGTGGCGTAACCGTAGGCTCAGTTGCGGGCACCATGCATAGCAACGGATACATGGTGATTGGGATAGGCGGGCAGAAGTACCGCATTCATCGTCTGGCTTGGCTCTACACGCACGGCGTATGGCCAACCGACACGATAGATCACATGGACTGCGACAGAACAAACAATCGCATCACCAATCTGCGAGCAGTACCACAGTGCATAAACAAGCAGAACATACGCCAAGCCACAAAGGCCAATGCGTTGGGTGAACTTGGTGTTTATTGGAGCGACAAGAGAAAGGGCTACATGGCAAGCGTTTCATTAAATTACAAACAGAAACGGCGCGGCCCATACAAGACTCAGGCAAGGGCCGCGCTTGCTTATCTCGATATGAAGCGGTCACTTCACGTTGGGTGCACGCTATGAGCCCCCCGTGGTCGGTTCCTTCCAGCGCCACTTCAGATACGGGTCTAAAAGAGCCCGAAATCGCGCTAGTTTATGGGTGGGCAATTAGTTTACTTTGGGGGTTATTTCATGGCTAGGGTTAACTTGATGACTCAGGCGCAGTATGCGCGGCACCGGGGTTGCTCGAAGGTGGCCGTCGGCAAGGCCGTAAAAGCCCAGCGCATCAGCCTGGTTAACGGGCTGATTGATCCGGCGGTGGCCGATATTCAGTGGAAGGCCAACAGCCGGGCGCGTGCGACGGCCACGCCGGCAGCTGAGCAGCCGTCTTTGTTGCAGGCGCTTGCACAGACGTCGGCGAGCGAAGCGCCCGCCTCGGATGGCTACACAGTCAGCCGCAACCGGCGCGAAGCCGCTGATGCCGAGATGGCCGAGCTGAAGCTGGCCGAGCAGCAAGGTTTGCTTATTCGCGTAGACGCCGTCAAAGCCGCGCTAGCCGCTGCCTTCACGTCCACGCGTGACAACTTGCTGCAGATCCCGTCCAGGTTGTCGGCCATCATGGCGGCTGAGACTGACGCGGCCAAGGTGCATGAGCTGCTGCAGGCTGAGCTGTACCGCGCCCTTGAAGGCATGGCCGCCGTGCAAAACAGCAACCGCCTGTCGGGCCGGGAGCAAAACGCATGAGTGCCCGCGACCTCCCCACGCATGAAGCCCGCGCGGCTGACCTGGTCGGCACGCTGCTGGCTGAATACCTGGCGCCACCGCCCCGGATGACGGTGACAGAATGGGCCGAGCTGCGGCGCAATTTGTCGGCCAAAGATTCTAGCGAGCCTGGCCCGTATAGGGTCAGTCGCACGCCCTATGCGCGCGAGCCGCAAGACGCGCTCAGCGCGCACAGCTCCGTTGAAGAGGTCGTGCTGATGTGGGGCGCGCAGACCAGCAAAACCACCATCGGCGGAAACTGGCTGGGCTACCTGATAGATCTGCAGCCCGGCCCGGTGATGGTGGTGCAGCCGACGATCGACACCGCCAAGCGCTACAGCCGCCAGCGCCTGACGCCGATGATTGAAGAGTCCCCCGCGCTGCATAAAAAAGTGCGCGACAACCGCAGCCGTGATGACGCCAACACCACGCTGCTGAAGGAATATGCGGGCGGCTTCCTGGCATTGGCCGGTGCCAACAGCGCGGCAGGCCTGCGCTCGATGCCGATACGAGACATTTTCTTTGACGAAATTGACGCCTACCCGCATGACGTGGACGGCGAGGGCGACCCCATCAGCCTGGCTGAAGCCCGCCAGTCCACCTTCGCCCGCCGCAAGCGCCTCAAAACCAGCACGCCAACCACCAAGGACTTCAGCCGCATTGAGGCGGCTTTTCAAAAAACCGACCAGCGTTATTTTGAAGTGCCCTGCCCGGACTGCGGCCACATGCAGGCGCTGGAGTGGGGCGCGGGCAAGGCCCACGGCCTGCACTGGGACAAAGACGACGACGGCCGCGCCCAGCCACACACCGCGCATTACGTGTGCGGCAGCTGCGGCGTGCGCATTGCCGAGCACCACAAACCCGGCATGCTGCGCGGCGGCGCCTGGGTGGCGACCAAGCCCGACACCCGCGCTCACATGCGCGGCTACCACCTCAACAGCCTGTACAGCCCGCTGGGCTGGCTCAGCTGGTCGGTGCTGGTCAGCGAATGGGTTGACGCCCGCACCGCCGCCAACCAAGGCGACCAGACCAAGCTGCGCGCCTTTATCAACACCCGCCTGGCTGAAACGTGGGAAGAGCAGGGCGACAAGGTCCAGCACCACGAGCTGGCCAGGCGTGCCGAGCCTTACGAGCTGGGCGTGGTCCCCATGCGCGGCCTGCTGCTGGCCATGGGTGTTGACACCCAACCTGATCGCTTGGAGGCTCGCATCTGGGCCTGGGGCCGGGGCGAAGAAAGCTGGCTGGTACAGCGCCACATCATTTACGGCGACCCGAATCTTGAAGAAGCCGCCGAGGGCTCGCCGTGGGCCGAGCTGACGCGCATCCGCCGCACCGCGCTGCCGCATGAAAGCGGCTCCACGCTGATGATCGAGGCCACCTGCATTGACACCGGCGGCCACAACACCCAGGCCGTGTACGTGTACTGCCGCGCCCATGCGCATGCGCATGTGCTGGCTGTCAAAGGCTCCAGCACTGGGCAAAAAGCCCCGCTCGGCAAGCCTAGCGCGGTGGATGTAACGTGGCGCGGCAAAACACAGCCGCGTGGGCTCAAGCTCTGGCTGGTTGGTACCGACACCGTCAAACACCTGCTTTATGGCCGGCTGCGTTTAAGTGAGCCCGGCAGCGGCTACATCCACCTGCCTGCTGACCTGAAAGAAACCGACGAATTTGAGCAAATGACCGCCGAGCGCCTGGTCACCAAATACGTCAAAGGCCACGCCCGGCTTGAATGGTTCAAACCGAACCACAAGCGCAACGAGGCACTTGACTGCATGGTCTACGCCTACGCCGCAGCCTGCTACCTCGGCCTGCCCACATTCAAAGAGGGCAGCTGGTCCAAACGCCAGCAGCGCACCGCCCCGCGCGAGCCTGATTTATTTAACATTTCAGCCTCTAGCCCATCAGATACGGGCGCAAGCAGCTATAAAAATGATATCGCAGACAAACCCACCCCAGCCAAACCCAACCCCATGCTGCAGCGCCCCCGCCGCAGCGCCACCGCGAGCACGTCATGGTAATAAAAACAGCCACGCCAATCACCACGCTGCACAAGCCAAGCAGCATGCCCGCCACCTCCTGGGAGCCCGTGTGCGACGACCTGGTGGGCGACATCCTGGCGCGCGTCATCCAGCTGGCCCCGGCCTTCAGCGCCGCGCTGGCTGCGCAGGTTGAAAAAGAAACCCGCGACAAGTGGGGCGGCGACCGGGTTTATGTGCAGCGCCGGGGCGGCACGCTCAGCGCCCGCAACGCCGCCATCCGGCGCGAGTTTCAGTCCGGCGAGCACATCCCTTTGCTGATGCGCCGCCACGGCCTGAGTGCTTCTCGGCTATGGCACATCATTAAAAACGACCCCGCCGCCTAAAACCGCCCTGTCTTGTCTTTTGCCTTGAAAACAAGACACCACCCCAACGACCATCTGCAAGCATGGCACCCCCAATCCAAACCACCGAACCTGCCAGCCTAGTCGCTGGCGACACCGCCAAGTGGCTCAAGACGCTGGCCGACTACCCCGCCAGTGAGGGCTGGGCGCTCACCTACACGCTGGTCAATGCTGCCCAGCGCGTCACCTTTACCGCCGCCGCCCAGGGCGACAGCTACCTGGTCAACGTGCTGCCCGCCACCACCGCCGCCTGGGTCAAAGGCGACTACAGCTACCGCGCCAGCGTCAGCAAAGCGGGCGAGGTGTTTACCGTCGCCACTGGCCGCATCAGCATTGCCGCTGCTTTTTCCGCCGCACAAGACGACCGCAGCCAGGCACGCCGCACGCTAGAGGCCATCAACGCCACGCTTGAAGGCCGCGCCACATCAGCCACGGCTGAATATGAAATTGCCGGGCGCAAGCTCAAATACATCGCCGTCCCCGAGCTGCTCAGTTTGCGCGACCGCTTGCGGCGCGACGTAGCCGCTGAAGACGCCGCCACCCTGGCCGCTGCGGGCATGCCCGGCAGGGGCCGCACTTATGTCAGGTTTGGCCCATGAAGCCTTTGCAAAGAGCCGCGCAATTGTGGCGCAACCTGACCCGCCGCGCCCCCGCTGCTGGCCTGCAACTGCGCCGCTTTGACGGCGCCCGTATTGACCGGCTCAGCGCCAACTGGTTTGCCACCGAGTCCAGCATCAATGAAGAGCTGCGCAGCGACTTGAACAAACTGCGCAGCCGTGGCCGCCAGCTCAGCAGCAACAATGACTACGCCCGCAAGTTTCGCGGCATGTGTGAAAACAATTTAATCGGCCCGTCCGGCATACGCCTGCAAGCCAAGGTCGAAGACGCCCCCGGCAAAGAAGACGCCCTGGCCAATGACGCGATTGAAAAAGCCTGGGCCGACTGGTCAGCCGTGTGCGACGTCACCGGCCAGCTGCACCTGCGCGACTTGTGCGAAAGCATTGCTGGCAGCCTGCCCGCTGATGGTGAGTTTTTAGTCCGCATGGTGCGCGGGCCTGACGCGCGCAACCGCTTTAACTTTGCCCTGCAAATTATTGACGTTGACCGCATTGACACCGCCTACAACGGCAGCTACGGCGGCAACACCGTCATCATGGGCGTCGAGGTCG